GTGGAGATGGTGAGGCATTCTGTCGCAGTAATATTCTCAAATACGCTTCACGATATGATAAGAAAGGTACTGCTCGTCGTGATATAATGAAGATCATGCACTATGCAGTTCTTCTTATGAACTTCAACGATAAAAACGCCCAACGAGAAACTTACCCTAACCGATGAAACTCCAAGAAAACAACATGCAACTCTCTCAAAAGACTCTTTCTCTTCTTAAGAACTTCTCTGGTATCAACCAGTCTATCCTCTTCAAGGAAGGTAACAAACTCCGCACTATCAGTGTGATGAAGAACATCCTCGCAGAAGTACAGGTTGATGAAGACTTTGAACGTGATTTTGGTATCTATGATCTGAACCAGTTCCTGAACGCAATGTCTCTGTATCAGGATCCTCAACTTGACTTTAAGAACGACAGTTATGTGACTATCCGCGAAGGTAAGTCCCGTTCCAAGTACTTCTTTGCAGATCCTGCAGTGATCGTGACTCCTCCCGACAAGTCCATCACTCTTCCTTCTGAAGATGTTTGTTTCGAACTGAACACTCAACAGTTGGATAAACTTCTCAAGGCTGCTGCAGTCTACGGTGTTCCTGACCTGTCTGTGGTTGGTGAAGCTGGTGTGGTGAAACTGGTTGTCCGCGACAAGAAGAACGAGACCTCTAACGAGTATTCTCTGGTTGTTGGTGAGACCACTGGAACCTTCACTCTGAACTTCAAAGTGGAGAACATCAAGATCCTTCCTGGTTCTTATGAAGTGCTGATCTCTCGTAAACTTTTGTCTCGATTCCAATCCGAAGACAAGAATCTGACCTATTATATTGCTCTAGAACCCGATTCTACTTACGAGGACTGATATGGTCGCAAACCAATTGCGGATTTGGGGAAGTGTTCTGCTTATTGTGGGATACTTCCTTGTTTTGTATGTTGATGTTAGATTTGGATGTACTGTTCGATTACTTGGTAATCTTGCAATGATGCCATTTGCTATTAAGATCAAGACATGGGATATTGTTGGATTGGAGGCATTCTTTTCTGTCATCGACATTTCTAAAATTATACAACTTTCATTATGAGAAACTGGCAAGAAACATTTGAAAATCTGTCAGAAGATCAAAAAGAAAAACTTTCTGTTCTTCGTGTGATGGAATGTACAAATGGTATTATCCAATATGCATTTCGTGATAATGCATCTCACGCACTATCACCTGAAGATACCCGACGAGCTATGAAGTTCAGTATGGGTTGTATTAAACGAATGGAAATTCCTCTAGGCGAAGAAGTCATTACTTTTGATGATGAACTCAAAGAAGTTTTTGGAGAGATCCGAGATTTGTATGTGAGTGGTGCAAAAAATGGTAATGATGAAGATTTTCGAGAGTTCATGAAAATTTCCGTCATCATGTATAACGTTCTCGGAAAAGAACGTATCTTGAATGCACAAAAACTTTTGTCACAACACATTGTTGAAATTGCACCAGACAAGTTAAACTGGGGTGTAGACTACATTATGCAGTTCATTAAATGAACATCTTTGTTACTTCTCCTTGGCCAGCAGAAAGTGCTACTTGTCTTCCAGACAAGCACATCGTCAAGATGCCTCTAGAGTGTTGTCAAATGCTCTCCATCGTTGCATCTGAAAAATGGGGTCATGGGTATGGAACTCTCCCCAAACTTGATGGTACACCGTACAAAACCGAAAAAGGAGCATTCAGGAATCATCCCTGCACTCAATGGGCTAATCAAACGATCGATAATGCATATTGGTTGGTCAAGTGGGGATTGAACTTGTGTTCTGAATACTCTTTGCGGTATAATAAAACTCACTCCTGTGAGGGGACATTGACTCATGCATATTACCTTTTTCCTAAAGGTAAGATCACCAATGTAACTCCCTTTGCTCGTGCAATGTATGAGGAGTTCAAGTATGATGATTCCATCGATACTTTTACCGCATACAAGAGGTATATTGCCTCAAAACCTTGGGTAAAAGATAATTACCTTCGAATGCCAACCCGAAAACCTGAATGGGTTTAATTTATTATGAACAACACTGACTTTCTCTGGGTCGAAAAGTATCGTCCCCGTAAAATTGAAGATTGTATTCTCCCAGAGTCCAACAAAAAGACTTTTATGGAGTTTCTAAATAAGAAAGAGATTCCCAATCTTCTTCTTGCAGGTCCTGCAGGATGTGGTAAAACCACAGTCGCAAAAGCTCTTTGCGAAGAGTTGGGAGTGGATTATTACGTTATTAATGGATCCGATGAAGGACGATTTCTTGACACGGTGCGAAATCAGGCAAAGAACTTTGCTTCGACCGTCTCACTTTCTGCAACTGACGCAAAACACAAAGTCATCATTATTGACGAGGCTGACAACACAACCCACGATGTTCAACTCCTCCTACGGGCGAATATTGAGACATTTTATAACAACTGTCGATTCATCTTCACCTGTAACTACAAGAACAAGATCATCGAACCCCTCCACTCTCGATGTGCAGTCGTCGAGTTTGGAATCAATGGAAAACAAAAGCCTGCAATCGCAGCAAAGTTTTTCTCACGCATCCAAGAAATCTTGGATACAGAAGGTGTTGAATATGATAACAAGGTCCTGGTAGAACTGATCAACAAACACTTCCCAGACTGGCGTCGTGTTCTCAATGAGTGTCAACGATACTCTGCGGGTGGAAAGATTGACTCTGCAATCCTTGCTGAATTTTCTGATGTAAATACTAATGAACTTGTCCGAAATCTTAAAGAGAAGGATTTCTCTGCTGTCCGTAAGTGGGTCGTTAATAATCTGGATAATGATCCTGGTGTACTTCTTCGGCGTGTTTACGATGCTCTTTACGGCGCCCTTGAAGGCCCTTCTATTGCTGCTGCCGTGCTCATTATTGCTAAGTATCAGTATCAAATCGCATTTGTGGCCGACCAGGAGATCAACCTCCTCGCGGCGTTAACCGAAATTATGGTGGAGTGTAACTTTAAATGATTGATGTAAAACTAATTCGTATGATGACTGGTGAAGAAGTCATCACAGAACTCTTGGAAGAGAGTGAAGACAAAATCACTATTAAAAATGCTCTGGTTGTAATTCCTACCCAGCAGGGTGGAGTTGGATTTGCCCCATGGGCTTCGGTGATTGACATGGAAAAACCAGAACTAGAAATTTCCAAAAACTTTGTTATCTACATTGCTCCTGTAAATGATCAGGTAACCAAAAAATATAATGAAATTTTTGGAAGTAAACTGACTATTCCTGAAGAAAAGAGACTTATTCTCTGATGTTAAAAATTATACAGAATCCAAAGACAGATAAGTACAAAGAGTTCAAGGAAAAAGTATTTTCTCATGGATTTCCTTGGACTTATGAGTATGATACTAATAGTGGGTTTGATAATTATCATCCTGGTTTTGGTGATATGCCTTTCTATTGTCATCCAATAATTTCTAGACCTGTGCCAAGTACTCCTATGTCTTTACCTGTATGTGAAGACTGGAAACTAGCATTAGAAGTGTTCACTGAAATAATGTCGTTCAATAATATTGATTATAAAACGATTTATAGAATGAATATAAATTCTACGTCTTATCATGGTGAATTTCTTTCACCTCCTCATGTAGATCATAATTGGCCACACCAGAGTATCATAGTCTATTTGAATTCTTTTTCTGGTGGGAAGACACACGTATTTCATAAAAAATATCCCTTTCCAGAAGAAAAACTAACTCCTAATGCTTTAAAATTCTCGCATAAAGGAGAAGAAGATGATATAATTACATTTGATGGATTACATTATCATTGTATGGAAGGTCCCTCTTCTATAGGTGAAAGACGTGTTATTTTAGTTGCAACTTATTTGGTATGATTTTAGAACTTGATGATGCAATTTACGCAGCAGACAAATTCATCGATTACTTCTCTAACATGGGTCGTATCGATGAATATCTGCGTAATGTGAAACTTGACCGAATGAGTCAGATGCAAACGTCTCTTCTGGGTATGGGCCCTGAAGATGACATGTTTGACGCATTCGACATGCACCCTGAAGATATGGACATCAAAGTGTATACCGCTGGTGTCAAGGGTGGATTTAGTAATGAATACTTTAGTGAGAGACTGCAGATTACTACGTCTCACGCTATTGAAGACTCCATTCCTGGGAAGTCCCTGAAGTGGATTGTCAAAGAAATGAATACGAATAAGATCCTTGGATTTTGTCGTTTCGGTTCTCCTACGATTAACTCTAAACCCCGTAATGATTGGCTTGGACAGACTCCCGAACTGAGTCGGTTCAATCGTCATGCGATCATGGGATTTATTATTGTTCCCACTCAACCTTTCGGGTTTAACTGCCTTGGAGGTAAACTTCTGTCTCTCCTGTGTTGTTCCCATACTGCTCGTGAGACATTAAATAGTAAGTACAATGCAGACATTTGTCTCTTCGAGACTACCTCTCTGTATGGGTCTACAAAGTCCTCCTCTCAGTATGATGGACTCAAACCCTATATGAGGTATCGGGGACTCACTCAGAGTGATTTTACCCCTCTTCTGCATGACGATATCTTCCAGGAGTTAAACAAATGGTTCATAGCACGCAACGGGAACAAGAGTCTGGTGAAGGAGGACGCATCGAGTCGCAAACTCAAGACTCAACAAAAGATGATCTCTCTAATCAAGAAAAGCTTGTCTTCTCAAAAGGCTGTGGAGTTCCAGACTGCGATTGCAAATGCAAAAAATCTGACTGAACAGAAACGTTTCTATATGTCTGATTATGGTTTTGAGAATGCACGAGAAGTGATTCTTGGTGAACAGGATGTTCTTCGTCCTGGTCAGAACTACGATAAGTTCCACATGGAGAATTTGATCCAGTGGTGGAAGAAGAAAGCTTCTAACCGATATGAGAAACTGAAGTCTGAAGGTAGACTTCGCACCAAGGTTGAGACTTGGAACTCTAATCCAGAAGATATAGATATTATTAGATAATTATTTTTACTATGGAAAAATATTACGACGGAAAATACAAACAGGATTTTAAAAGACTTTCATTGATTAATCGTGAAGGTTATGAACTATTCACCATCCGAGATAGAGAAACAGATAAACTTAATGATGGTTTTCTGAGTGAAGATGTTCGATTCATATTGGACAAGTCTCTACAAGAGTTTTTTAAAAACGGTTATTGCCGAATCGTTCAAGGTCCTGGAACATGGATTGAGTTGGACCCAGAAAGTGGTGAAAATAATGGAAGTGTCCTTAGTCCAGACGGATATGAACATAGTTTCTGTATACCACCAGAGTATTATGATCAATTAGATGATGAAATTAAAGCGAAATTGAAATGAGTTACGAACTGAAAGACTATTTGAATTCCATCAATCACACGAAAGAGTATTTGATGGATGAATCTGACCCAACTTGGGAGAAGAAATATCCTGCATTTGTAGTCAACAAATGTTTGTCTGGTCATATTGATAGTGTGTTGTATGCAAACGAGATGAACCTCAATCATCAGTTGCCGACAAAACTACAATATGACTTTTTACTAAATACCATCAGGAAACGGAAAAGATTTTCTCCGTGGCTTAAAAAAGAGAAAATTCAAGACCTTGATGCAGTTAAATCGTACTATGGTTATAGTAATGAAAAAGCTCAACAAGCTTTGAAGATTCTTACCAAAGATCAAATTAATCATATCAAAGCTAAACTTGATGTTGGAGGCAAAAGATGAGTACCTTCGTTGAACCTGAAGTTCATTGGTCGCAGGATCAAATGATCGAAATAGTTCTAAATGAACCAGATGATTTTCTGAAAGTCCGTGAAACGCTCACCCGAATTGGTGTTGCCTCGCGTAAAGAAAAGAAAATTTACCAGTCCTGCCATATTCTTCACAAACAGGGCAAATACTATATTGTTCACTTTAAAGAGTTGTTTGCTCTTGACGGTAAACATGCAAACCTCACGGTGAACGATGTTCAACGTAGAAACAGAATTATCAATCTTCTGTCAGATTGGGGTCTAATTACGATCACCAAACCAGATGCAGTAACTGATGTTGCTCCTCTGAATCAAATTAAAGTCCTTTCCTATAAGGACAAGGGCGAATGGATTCTTGAGAGTAAGTACAACATTGGTAAGAAGAAGAAACCAGAAGCTCAATAAATAGTACCGAGACCTTTCGTGCGGTCTCTACAAAAGTCGGAACACCCTAAAGAGAGGTACGGTTGTCACCCTACCTCTCTTTTTCGTTTTATGGTTAAATAATAATGTACGCCGAAAGGGTACACAAAACACAAACTCGCTTTTAAAGGAGCTGCAATAATGACTAACCTTACAAGGTATACTGCTGCCGATTTGTCCACCCTCATGGACAAGATCACCAAGAACAGTATTGGAATGGACGAATATTTTGATCGTCTGTTTAATCTTCATGAAACTACGACAAACTATCCGCCTTACAATCTTGTTCAGGTAAATAATGTAGAATCGCACCTGGAAATCGCATTAGCAGGATTTAAGAAGGAGGAAGTTCATGCGTACACGGAGTATGGAAAACTTTTTGTCGAAGGGCAAAAAGCAGATACAGAGTCGGACAGGACGTTTATCCACAAGGGCGTGGCTAGCAGAAGTTTTAAACGAGCGTGGACTCTATCCGACGATACCGAAGTCCGAGACGTTACCTTCGAAGATGGACTCCTCAGAATTGTCCTAGGGAAGATTGTTCCAGATCATCATGCACGTA